ACATCAATGCAGCAAACCATATCGGCTTCCTGCGGGTCGCCGTACTCTGGAAAGGCTGGGTCATAAGGCCGGTAGTCAATCGAGATACCCGCAGGCTCAAGGGCGCGTTGCAGGTTTTTCTTGCCAGCACCGTAGTCGGACAACGACTTGATGCCGTTATCCACGATTAACTTTGCAACGATGGGCGCAAAGGCGATAGATGCCACGCCATAAGCCGGATTCATGTGCAGTTCAACCTGCTGGGCGCGGTACTCGTCGGAGATAGTAGTCATGCTTGCATCCTTCCCTGTAGGGGTCTAGCATCATCGTACCATAGGGGAGAGTTATGGCTGCTGTTAAAAAAAGCAAAAAAGCGGAACCGTCAAGGTTTGCTGCAGCGTTGCAATATTTTGATGAACTGCGCCGGAAGATAGCCGAAACGCAGGGTGTATCTGTTCCCGATGATTATGGGCAACGATTTGGCGCATCTGGCGACCCTGTCCCAAGCATGAATCAGTTAGGACAGTCTGTTAAGGGCGCAACACAGCGCATGGCAAGCCTTGACGCTCCCGAATCGCAGGGCGTAGGAGAAACGGCATTAGAAATTGCCGCAGGGTTTACCCCGTTGCAGTATCCGCAGGCAGGGCGGGATTTTGCGCGTTCCCGTCGCTCGGGTGACAAACTCGGCATGGCGTTGGCCTCGCTTGCAGCAATTCCTGTTGTGGGTGGCGTAGCCAAAGCCGCAAGCAAAACGCGCAAAGGGGCGGAAGAAGCGGAACAATTGGTTACTCGCGCAAAACGCAGGGTTGGAACAACCGGTCAATATGTTGGAGCGCCGCCGGGGGTTGATTCCCCGCAAAAACTTGGCGCGATGGTTAACAACTATGTAAACGCCATGCAGGAAGGACTGCCGGGGCGTAATTTTTATGTTGACAGCAGTCGAGACATTTTTGCTAGAACCGGAAACAATCCGGTTGAAGCAGACCTTTTTAATCAGAATATTGCCGCGTTAAGCCGCGCTAACAATGTTGGCGGTAATACTGCGATGTCTGCAAAGGGGCATATTCAAGCCGTAACGGGTGAACCAGTTCTAACTGGGCGGTTCCCATCCAGAGACAGCCCTCCGCTGCAAGCAATGTATGACGCGGGGCAAGCAGAATACCTCGGGCATAAACGCGACCCGTTTGCCACGCAGTTAGGCGTTGCATACGCACCCGAGAGAATTGGGCGCGGCGTTAACGATATGCACGAAGCAGAGTTGATGGGGTATCCGTCTGGCGCTGTTGGCGGTGCAACGCAACACGCATTTATGGACGAAGTGCGCCAACGCGCAATTGAACGCGCCAACCGAGAGCAACTTGGTGGTTTTAGCGATTGGAACACGGGAAATTCTCAAGCGGCGGCGTGGTCGGGAAACAAAATTCGTCGCGGCGACATTTCGGCTGGAGAGGCGGCAAGGTCATATGCCGACTACTTGCCATTGCAGGAAGCCAACGCAACTTATGAGGCGGTCAGTTCGCCAGTAACTGGTCACCTGCAAGGATTGCTTAACGCGCCGTTTGATGCACGGTCGGCATACACAGCAGATGTTCGCGGCTCATGGAACACCAGCCCGTCAGGTCGCGATATAGGCTACACGGCGGCTAGAATGTTGCCGGGAGAAACTGTTAACACCGTAGGCAGATTTAAAGACACCGCCAACCCTGCAATGGTGGCGCGTCCCGTAACCGGAACCTACACCACGGCAGACAAATCTCGCGCCCTAACGCCGGGGTCTGTGCAAGCACTAAACGCAGTAGAAGCGGCCCGAGCGTATTTTGATGCTCAAGAGGCTGGCGCTTGGCACAAGTTACTGCCTGCAAAGTCAGCCGCAGATTACTCTGGAGCATCCATTGACTTGGGTAAAAACATGACTCAAGCGGACATGGAGCGTATTGCTCCTCTGTTTGAGCAACGAGGTTATTACCTTGCAAGTGCGCCAAACGGCATAACAATTCTTGCAAACGAAGGCACAGCGCAGGGTGAAAAGTTTGCGAAAGAAGTGCGTGATATCGTAAAGAAAAACCCCGAGGCGTTTGGTAAAACAGAAATTGACTTTGGACGCGCCGAGACTGGATACATTGATTACGGGGACGCTTACCGCAGCAACACTCCGGGTGCGGTTACTGCGCGAATGCTTGAGATGATGGAACAAGCGCCCATGACGATGAAAAATTTAGATGTAAACCCTGCATATCGAGAAACTGTTGCAGCAAGAAATGCTCGGGACATTGATTACGCCGCAAAAGGATTCGGCGTTGCTCGAGAAGATGTGATTCGCGCCAGAAACATTTTCAAGGCAGAAGGGTTTGAGGGTTTGAGGAAAGCCGCAAAAGCGGGAATTGTTCCTGCGGTACTTGCAACATTTGGCGCACAGCAGATGCTTTCGGAAAACGAGGAAAAGAGATGAAACTCGGCAAGTCCGCAAAAAGTGCAGCGCAGTTAACATGGAAACAGGAGCGTTCCGACGAACGGTGGGAACGCCGTGCCGATATGCTGATGTTCAAATTTTCCCATGTGTCGGTCATGCTGCCGTCGCAGATAACGCACCTTAACGCTAACCGAGGCATTGCGGCGTACCGGTAAACAGAAGTAAACTGTTCACATGGTTAACGAAGGTTCTTTTAAAAAAGGCAGAAAAGGTGGCCCCGGCAGACCGAAGGGCGTGCCTAACGAGTCAACGCAACTGGCTAGAGAAGCCATTGCGCGATTTGTAGACGGCAACGCAGGTCGGCTACAGGGCTGGCTCGAAGAGATACACGCGAACAAGGGCGCAGAGGCGGCGTTTAAGTGCTTTAGCGACCTACTCGAATACCATGTGCCTAAACTCGCACGGCACGAACACAGCGGCCCAGACGGCAGCAAGATTGAGATTGAGGCAACTTGGGGCAAGCCCGAGTGAAGCAGCGGGTAGAACTCCCGTATCGCCCTAGACGGGCCTTCATGCCGTTCCACGACCGTACAAAGCGGTGGGCCTGCCTCGTCGCGCATCGGCGTGCTGGCAAGACTGTCGCAGCGGTTAACGACATCATCCGCGCAGCCTTTATGTACAAGGGGCCGAATGGCCTCTTCGGGTATGTCGCGCCGTACCAGAACCAAGCACGCCGCATTGCGTTCGATTACTTTAAACACTACGCCGCGCCGCTGGCCCAAGACATCAACGAAACCTTGATGTCGATTACGCTGGTTAACGGCGCGAAGATAGGACTGTTTGGAGCCGACAACGCAGATGCGATGCGCGGCCTCGGGTTTAGCGGCCTGTACCTCGATGAATACGGCGACTTCAAACCTTCGGTGTTTGGAAGCGTGTTGAGAGCCGCCCTCGCTGACAAGGGCGGTTGGTGCGTCTTTGCAGGCACTCCGAAGGGACGCAATCAGTTCTACGACATCTACCAGACAGCCCAACGCCTGCCCGACGAATGGTTCCTGTTGCGCCTACCTGCCAGCGAATCGGGCTTGCTGCCGCAGAGCGAACTCAACGCAGCAAAGGCGCAGTTGTCCGAAGACCAGTACCTACAAGAATTTGAATGCAGTTTCGAGGCGGCTATCCTCGGCGCGTTCTTCGGCACAGAGATGCGGCAGGCAGAGCCGCGCATTAACGAGCGTGTAGTCTTCGAGCCGGGGTATCCGGTACACACCGCATGGGACTTGGGCTACCGCGACGACACGGCTATCTGGTGGTATCAGGTGGTGGGCGGCGAGGTGCGCGTCATCGACTTCTTCGCAGTCTCGGGTGCAGACATCCGCGCCATTGCAGAAGTGGTTGTAAACAAGGGTTATCAGTACGGCAAGCATCACCTGCCGCATGACGCACGGGCGAAGTCGCTTCAAACGGGGCGCAGCATCGTAGAGCAATTGGCTGACCACCTCGGCATCAACCATTTGTCCGTGGTGCCGAACATCGGCTTGCAGGACGGAATCCAAGCAATTCGCCAAATGTTGCCCCGAACTTGGTTCAATTCCGTAAAATGTGGCGACGGAATAGAGGCTTTACGCCAGTATCAACGAGAGTATGATGAGGACAAGAAAGCGTTCAGGGTATCACCCCGACACGATTGGACATCACACCCTGCCGACGCTTTCCGTATGTTAGCCGTTGCGTGGAGGGCTGAACCGTCCGCGCAGAGGCCGTTAGAGAGCAAGACCTTAATTGTTGGGCCACAGAATGAGGTCACGCTAAACGATATGTGGCAGGTTCACGAGCGTAGCGTCTCAAGGAGGGCGCGAATATGAGTGGCGTAAATCTTCCGTATCAATACCCCTACGAGACGGTCGCCGTTTCGCAGACCGAGCAGGTGCTTGGCACTAATGGCGCAGCAAACGATTACCTGCATCGCATCGTGGTGACGGTATCAACGGCGCTGACTTCAACCGTCAGCATCATCGACGGCAGCACGACCATCCTTTCCATCCCAGCGAGTACGGCTGTTGGCGTGTATGTCGTGGAACTTGGCCTCAACGCGGCTACCGGCCCGTGGAAGGTCACAACGGGTGCAGGCGCTGCCGTGCTGGCAGTTGGACTGTTTAGCAAATGAACCGTAAGCCCGGACTCTACGCCAACATTCTAGCGAAGCAAGAGCGCATCGCAGCCGGTAGCGGCGAGAGGATGCGTAAGCCGGGAGAGGCTGGTGCGCCGACCGCGAAGGCGTTCCGTGAGTCTGCCAAAACCGCCAAACCTGAGAAAAAGGGTTACTGATGAGCGCAGCGTGGCAGCGTAAGGAAGGCAAGAACCCGAAGGGTGGCCTCAACGCCGCTGGTCGCGCATCGTACAAGCGTGAGACGGGCGGCACGCTTAAGCCCCCGGTGAAGGGCGGCGACAATCCTCGCCGCGCATCGTTCCTCGCACGCATGGGCAACATGGCTGGGCCGATGGAGAAGAACGGCAAGCCTACACGCCTCGCCCTTGCGTTGCGTGCGTGGGGTGCGTCGAGCAAGGAAGATGCGAAGGCAAAGGCCAGAGCCATCTCTGCGCGAAACAAGAAGGACTAACAGATGGACGAGAGCGTTAGCCGAGAACTTGAGAAGTACCTGCGGGTCATCGGCACCTACGAGAACGAGTTTGCCAAGTGGCAGGCGCGGGTAAAGAAACTCGTTAAGCGTTACCGCGACGACACCAGAGGCTCGGGCGGCAACGAAACCGCCAAGTTCAACATCCTTTGGAGCAATGTCCAGACGCTTATCCCTGCCGTCTACGCCAAACTGCCGAAGGCTGATGTACAGCGCCGTTTCGGTGACAACGACCCCGTTGGGCGTGTCGCTGCACGGCTGGTCGAACGCGCCATCGACTTTGAGATTGAGCACTACCCTGACTTCCGCTCGACCATGAAATACGATGTTGAGGACAGGTTCCTCGGCGGTCGAGGCACGGCATGGGTGCGGTACGAGCCTCATGTCGCCCCCATTGGCGTAGAGGACGATGGCGTATCTATCACCTCTGCCATCGAACAGGGCGAGGGCGCACCGCCGCCGCTTGAAGAGATTGAGTACGAACGCGCCCCGGTCGATTATGTCCATTGGAAGGACTTTGGACACTCACAGGGCCGCACTTGGGAAGAGGTGGGGCAGGTATGGCGCTGGGTCTACATGACCCGTGAGGCGCTTGTAGAGCGTTTCGGCGAGGAAATGGCGCGTCAGATACCGACCGACCAAGGCCCGGAGACGCTCAACGCCTACCGCGACAGCAAGCGTCAGTACAACCTCGCCAAAATCTGCGAACTCTGGGACAAGGAGACGCTGAAGGTCTATTGGTTGTCGAAGGGTATGTCGCACTTCATTGATGTGCGTGACGACCCGCTCAACTTCGAGGGGTTCTTCCCCTGCCCGAAGCCGCTTTACGCCACGACGACTTCGGACAACCTTGTACCTGTCCCCGATTTTGTGCTGTACCAAGACCAAGCGATGGAGTTGGACATCCTCTCCGACCGCATTGATGGTTTGGTCAAGGCGCTGCGTGTGCGCGGCGTGTACGATGCCAGCCAACCGGCGTTGCAGCGTCTGATGACCGAGGGCGATAACAATGCCCTCATCCCGGTGGACAAATGGGCGGCGTTTAGCGAGAAGGGCGGCTTGAAGGGCAGCGTTGACCTGCTGCCGCTCGACACCATCGCGCAGGCGCTCATCCAATGCTATCAGGCACGCGCTGACATCAAGGGCCAGATATACGAAATCACGGGCAT